TGTTGCTGATTTAACTTGGTCTATAATATCAGTATCTATATAATTGCTATCTATATCCTTTTGGTATTCTCTTTCTAATTTATCTATTACAGATTGTTTTATAGATTCAAAATTTGAATCTCCAGATGTTGTTTCTACTTCATTGATTGATTGTGAGATATAATCTATTCCTTTTTTAAGACTTCTTGATGAAGTAATCATTTTATATTCTGAATCTTCATATTTGGTGTCATCTTTTACTGTTTGACCTTTTTTAAATATTAAATTAGCCTTATCATGATATTTTTCATCAACATTATCTTTAGTATCTAACCTATCTAATTTATCAAAGTAGTATATGTCTTTTGAAATTTTAATAGTTGGGAGTTTATCTTCAGATATTTCTTCCATTTCTCTTAATAATGCTTTGGCGTATTCACCTTCAGATAAAAGGCCAGCTAATTTTTTCATTTTAAGGATTTCAAGTGATTCTCCAAGTTTTTCTTTTTCAATTTCTTCACCTTTTTTAACTCCGGCTCCGTAAACTTCTTCTTCACCTTTATTTCTAGCTACTGTTTTCTTTTTACCTCTACCAACACGCTGGAATTCGCTATATCCTTCCATTAGTTCAGCTTCTAGACTACGTACTAAATCCATATCATTTCCTTCTAATTCATCATAAGCTTCTTCTAACTCAAAAGACTCATTTGTATCTTTAGCAATATGTTGGCGAGTAAAGTAAGTGATAGTGTTATCGATTTGTCTTTCGAGTTTATTATCACCTATCGCATCAGCTTCATCTTTTAAATCCTCTAATTGATCTAAGAAATTATCATCTACTTTCATAGACATTTTAGGTTTTTTCTTAATGTCAATGTCTACTTCTTCTTTATCTATGATGTCAACGTCTGTGTCTGCATCTTTGGCTGGGACTTCACCGTCACCGTCTTTGGTCGCCTCGTAAACTGGGTCAACATCTGCTTCAGATTCAGCACCACCCATAAAGTTGTCTTCTTCATCCTCATTTAGAGAAAGCTCAGCTAAGATTTCAGTACGAATTTTAGCCTTAAGTTCAGACATTTTCATTTTTGATTTAACAGATTCGTTTGTTAAAATATCTTTTACTCTTTGAGGAACTTTTGATCCACCCTGTTCAAATTCATCAGCAAAATCTTCAGCATTTGATTTTGAATAACCTGCGGCCATTAGTTTTTGAATATTAGAAGACTTATCTTTACCTTCAGTTAAATTGTCTACAATCATGTCTACAAGCATGGAGTTATCCATCTTAAGAAGATCAGCTATGTTTTCATAGCTAGCACCACCTTCTTCAGCATTATCATAAAGTGCCTCTAAGGCATCAGCTACATTATCAAAGCCATATTTAACTACTAAATCCTTATGGAAGATTTGAGCGTCTTGTTCAGCTTCAGATCTTGTATTTACTAGATTTTCTTTATATAGCTTACCTTCAGTTAAATTGTCTACAATCATGTCTACAAGCATGGAGTTATCCATCTTAAGAAGATCAGCTATGTTTTCATAGCTAGCACCACCTTCTTCAGCATTATCATAAAGTGCCTCTAAGGCATCAGCTACATTATCAAAGCCATATTTAACTACTAAATCCTTATGGAAGATTTGAGCGTCTTGTTCAGCTTCAGATCTTGTATTTACTAGATTTTCTTTATATAGCTTACCTTCAGTTAAAAATTTTCTTAAATCAAAATTATCCATTGTATGTTCAATTAGAGTATATGTTATAAATATGTATAGTTATTTTGTTTTTCCCCATTTTTTACCTTTGCCTGGGTCTTTACATTTAGCGGCTGTAGGGCGACAAGAAGGATATTTAGCACGTTTTTCTCCTTCTTTTCTACCACAAGATTTATAACCTGTTATTTTACCATCTTTACGAATAGGGGCATTACAATCAACCCAACCTCCTTCTTTGCCTGGGGTGCCTGTACGTTTAAACCATTTGTAGAGGGATTCATCCTCCTGGATGATTTCTTGAATGGCTTCTTTTAAATTTTTCCAAATTTCTCCATCACGGCATCTAACTACAGCGCCTGATTTATAAGCAGATGGTTTTTTATATCTACGATCAGCTATTCTAAGGCAGCGGTCTCTCTTTTTTTTTTTCTCTAAAAGAATTTCTTTGATTTTTTCTTTTAAAGATTCATTATTAGGAGACTTATTAATAATTTTTCTAACAAAATCATTCCAATATCGGTTTGCATCCACCATATCATCTATGTCTAGGTATGCTTTAACATAGTTTATACCAGTGTCATTAGGATATTTTTCTATAAATGATTGTGCTTTTTTTCTATTAAGAGCCCAAGTGTCTTCAAAAGCATCTTCTCTTAAACCAAATGGTTCACCTAAAATACCGTGAATTACTCTTCTAAATGTCTTTTGAAACTCTGATTGAAGAGCCATCATTACCTTATCTTGTAGAGCAGGATTGTTTTTTAAGATTTCCATCTTACCATTGTCTCCACTATGGTACATAGAACTAAAGTTTACAAATGCTTTAGGTGAGCTAACTCCTTCTTTATCATCAATGATTTGGATGTCAATTGAAGGGACATCATCAAATGGGTTATCATCTTTTAAGGAAAGGTAACCTACTTCTTCATCAATTTCTTGAGAGGCGGCTACAATCTCATTATAGTCCTCCATTGACAAGAAAGGCTTAGTCTTACTTAGTTCAGTAGCACGTTGTGTTACATCATGCAGGTCTACATCTTCTTGAGCATCTTCTTTAGCATATTCTAACATACGAAGAAAAAGAGGAACATCCATTGAGATTGTATCAATGGCGTCCTCACCTGGGATTGGTTGAGAGAAGAATTCTTTGATTTTATCTAAGTCTTTCATAATTATCTAATGTAGATTAAGGTAAATATTCTTCTTTCATATTATTTACACCTAATTCAGTATGAAGAATTTTCATAAAATCTTTTATTTGATCTAAGGAAAACCCACTATCAAGATCTTCTTCTGTACCTTTAAGAAATTTAGCTAAAGCTTTGGCTAAATTAGGGTATGATGGATTAGCATCATATATAAGATCATGTACCTTATCTGCTTCTTCATTTTCAAGAAGACCAGCTTCTGCTAGGTATCGTTTTTTATTCCATTTAGCTACATCAAAGCTCATTATATTAGGATTTAGGTATATATAATAAATATTAACCTTTCTTTAAACTTTGCAAATATTTAATAGTTTCTTCTTTTGATTCAAGAAGTTTATTTTTAGTTGAACCTGTCCATTTTTCTATATCACCTGCCTCGGTGATATAAGATTGAATATTACTATGTTGAATTTCTTCATTTATCCAAAGTTCAAATTCTTTAATTAAACCCTCTACATCTGAATTATGAAGGAATGTTTGATATTCTTCCCATAAACCTTGGGTACGTAAATTGGTTTCAAAATCAATCTGACAATTAAAACAACGTTTATACATGTTAAACCACTTCTTATCTAAGTGTGGTTTCATCGGTTTTTTACAAGACGGGCAAAAAATCGGGAAATTGACCGCTTCACGCGCTTTATCAAGTTTGGTAACATTTTGCTTAATGCCATCCTTAATTGTCCACGTCTTATCTCCTTCGGTCCAAGTATCTCCTTCCGTATGATAGAGTTCTTGTTCTTTTGTAAAACCGACTGATACTTGGGATTTATCTGCATATTTACCTTTTACTATATTTCTTAAACGTTGAACGTCTTTTTCCTGGAATTGTTTTTTTAAAACATTGTCTTTACTCATAAACCTAATTTTTCTAAATCTTCTATAACTTGACTGAGTGATATATATCTAATACCTATACCACCTTTAGCTTCCCATTGATCAATATTTGATTTTCTATCATCTATCAGAATATGATTAGGAGCAGCATATTTTTGTTTATCCTCAGCAGCTGCTAAGATAAGCTCAGACCCAGGTAAATTCTTATTAACCCATTCCTTTTTACCAATATAAGATGATTTATCTTGTGAAGGAGCAGATAGGAGAATAGGATTATATTGTTTGATACGTTCCCAATATTTTTTACCGTAAGGCATCCAATTCATCTCGGACCAAAATTTAACCCCGGCATTATTTATAAGATTCCAAAATGCTTTAGCACCATTCTCAAGTTCGTATTGAGCGGGAGGGATACCCTCCGAGTACTTCATAAAACGTTTATCAAAGTCCGTTATTACCCCATCCATGTCCGAGTATATTATATACCCTTCTTTCTCCTTTATTTCATTAAGCATTTCAATTAGTCTCATAATGGGGGATGAAGTTACGGGAAAAAAGGTGGGGAGCCAAACTTAAGTTGTCTCTTCTAAACCTTGAGCTAATTCTCTTGCGTATTGATTTAAACCAAATGGGTCTTTATTTTCACTCAATGTTGTTTTAGGTAAAATAACCGCTACTATATCTCCTTTCTGTTCAAATTTTACTCCAGGAAATGCTTTAGAAATAAATGCTTTGTATAGATTATCTCTTTGAGACCCAAACTCTTCTCCTTGTTTTTTAGAAGGTGAGTAGATAATAGCTTCAGCTTTTAATTTTTTAATATAAACTTTAAGTATATCTATTATAGTAGACATTACTCTATACATTTCACCTTTATTAACCACGGCATCAGTAGTTGAGTAACTATACCCATCCTCGTCTTCAGCAGTTACAGCAAATCCAATTTCTATTGCTTGAATATTTGATGTTGAATTTTCTGGTGTGTATATTTTTAATTCAAGATCCACATCATACTCTAAACCATAATCAGTCATAAATCCAATATTATAATAACCTTCTTTACCTGTATATTCTTCCCATTCATATGGTTTTAAGGTGGCTTCTCCAACCTCTTGTAAACCTATAGTTAACTCACGAGCATACTGATTTAAACCAAAAGGATCTTTTACTTTACCGCTTGGGTTATTTTGTTTTTTATAGTTATCCATATTTTTAATGGATACTTTCTTCCCATCTTCTCTTAAACTATCTGTCCAATTCCTAAATGTCATAGTACCCTTTAAGTTAGCTTCCGCTTCAATTTTTTTCAGATAATCATCTTCATTTGTATTGGTAGTTTTAATATCCCCATTCCCGATTCTGCCTTCTAGGTTTTGCATGTGGTGAATCATTTCATGAGCAAAAGAACGCACTATATCCTTAGGATGACGTCCATAGGTATATAATACTATCATTTTGTCTTCAGGTTTATAATAGGCGGTTTTACCTAAGAAATTTCCGGCGTTTTCTACATCATCATCTATAAACTTAATTGAAGGTAAAGGCCGGATATTATACCCCTTATCAATCATATGTTGAGTCAACTCAGCACATTTTTGAACTATGTCAATTGAAGGAATAGTATTTTCTTTTAATTTTTTATAACCTGAGCCATAAGGAGCAGCCTTACCAGTATGGTTAGGAGCTACATTTTCTTTATTTAGACGTTGTGTTTTTTCTTTAGATGCTTCTTTTCTCTTTTCAGCATAATCTAAAGCTTTCTTTAATCTAGCCTTTACCTCAGGATCTTTAGCTCGTTCATAAGCCGCTCTAACTCGTTGATGAATCACATTTATGATTTGAGATTGGCGATTGTGTGGTTTTGATTTAAAAGACGTTTTAGATAGGGTATCTATAATATCTTGTTTACTAGAGAATTTTATAGCTACAGTATCTGTAGGATCTTCATCTGTGTATAGTCTACGACCTGATCCTTTAGGTTTTTTACCTGTACCTACTTTAGGATCCCCCTCTTTAAGTATAACATCTTCAAAGACACTCCATACACTTTCTTTTTCAGTGTCAGGCATTTCTTCAGGGAGGTATTCTAGGAATTTTTCTTTATTGCGGGACTTTAAAGCTTTACGGGCACCTATACTATTTAATCCTTTGTCAAAAGATATCTCAATATTAATATCGTTAGGATTATCCTTTATATAAGTTTTAATATCATTTAAAGGTTGGTTAGAGGGGATAATTTCTATCTTATCCCCTAACATCTCTTTAAATAAACCCCATACTTGTAAAGACTGTTCTTGTGTTATACCTTCTTCGGCTTTATCACCTACATAAACAATGACTTTGTCTATTTGTTTATTATCTTCTAAAGTTTTTTTTACTAAATTAAAATGTTCCTTAGTAGGTGGTTTAAATTCACCTCCATAAACGGCGGTTACTTTTCTACCATCTATAAGTTCACTAATTAAATATTTAGTAAGTTGGTCCATTTATTTAAGACGCATAATGGTCTCTTTAGCTTTATCTCTTTTGGCTGCGATTGTTTTTTTAGCTTCTCTATACTCTTCCATTTCTTTTTTAAGAGCTTCTTTAGCCATTTCATATTCTTTAAGAGCTTCTGTGGCACACTTACGAGCAGCTGACTTATTAGTGGTAGCCATGATGATTTCTTCTTTCATGATTGAATCATAGATAGATACTTCTTGAAGTATATCTTCCATAGTTCTACATTGTCCACTAGGCTTTTTTACAATCATGAAGGTACCAATTTGATCATCTGGTTCCATTATTTCCATAGTGGTTTCTTTTTTCTCGTCTTCGATAGCCTCTATAATGAGTTTTTTAAAATCGGATAATTTCATAGCTTAAAATATAAGTTGTGTCTCCGTATAAATATGTTATAATTCTCTCTTAACTACAGTTCGTAGTTCAGTAAATGAAGGTGAATGGTTAGGATTTTCAAGGTCAAATAAACGCTTTACACTCTTAAAAATATCTAGATTCTCTTCAATAGAACGATCAGATTCATACAACTCCCATCCTTTACCTTGGATTTTCTTACCTGATTTATCTGGGCCTCTCTTAGCTGATTTAAGCCATAAAATACCAGCTCGGTCTACTTTTTTACCATAGCATTCTTCATAACATTTAGCATAAACAGCGGTTTGTAAATCATATGAGGTTTGTAGATTATTTGAAGTTTTATTATCTACAATCCATAACTCATCATTTAGCTCAAATACTAAGTCAGTAGTGCCTGCTACTTTGAGTTCATCTGAGAATAGGTGGGCTTCAACTTCTACAAGTTTAGGTTTATATGTCTCCCAAAAATCTACAAAACGTAAAAACATTTGCCATACATCTGTATTATGTTGAGGTACACCTCTACTATCTAGGAAATGAAGCTCTTCTCCATTTAAATAATTCTCAATAAGTTCATGAGTTTGAGTTCCTTCCTCAGCTGCTTTTTTAACAGCATGATCAGCTGCTCTACCCATATTCTTAAGCCATTCCTCAAAGTGTTTTCCTTTAGGGTAAGCACTTAAAACATAAGTGATTGAAGGATAATATTCTCCATTACGTCTATAGTAACGTGAATCTGGTAAGGTAATTTGTTGAGCATCATCTGATACTTCTAAAATACGGTTGTGAGTGTGTTTGATAATTTTACTCATACTAATTGTAATTTTTTAGACATTAAGTTATACTGATTTAAAGGCTGAGTGTTTTGAATAAGGTTTGTAAAGTGGGTAAAGCCCATCTCGCTTGGATCCTTTTCATCCAAATCTACAAGGTAAACTTCTTTACCCTCATTTAATAACAACTCAGCAAAACGTAAAGCATCTTTCATAGCATCCTTATCTAAAGCAATATAGATTTGCTTCACAGTTGATGTTACAATTTTTTTCATTAAGCTATCCTGGATGTGTTTTCCTAATAATGGGATAGCATTTCGTTTGATGGCTAAAGCATCAAATGGTCCCTCACATAAGATAAGAGGTGAAGACCAGTTAATATATAGTTCAAAAGGTATAATGTTTTTACTTAGTGCTGGGTTCTTATATTTTACCTTAGAGTTAGGATTGAAATTACGAGCCACATAGTAATTCAATTTACCTTTGTTATTATACGATGGTATAACGATCATCTTATCAAAGGCACCACCGTCACAATATCCTATATTGTACTTGAGTATATCGTGTTTACTAACGCCTCGTTTTTTTAGATAAGCTAAAGCATGTCTACCTACAATATCATTTTCTGTAATCTCAGATAACGGTTTAAATTCTTCTGGTAATTTAAGATCAGTCTTTTGTTCTTGGGTTACAATCCTAAACCCGGACCCAACTAGGGACTTTAGTTCCTCTATCTTATCTATAGAGGCATCAATTGCTTTAAATAGGCTAAGTAGTTTACTTCCTTTTTTATTACAAGCCCAACAATGCCACTTTTGATAGTGAGTGGCATTTTCATCTAGGTTAATTTCTAGTTTAGGTTTATGATGATGACAGAATGGGCAGGTATGAGCCTGGTTACCACGAGCGGTTGGCTTACCATGTCCTAAGACTGAGTTAACTAAGTTTGCTACTAGCTGATTTATCATACGCGGTAAGATACGAAAAATATCCTACTAAGCAAAACTAAGCAAAATCTTTTGTAAAAAACTTACCTAAAATATTATCGTTATAGAAATCATATGGGTTTTCTAACACACCATATGTAAACAAATACTTACATTCATAGTAAGTTAATAATTTTTTATTTGGAACCAAATGTAAGATAGTTCTTTCAAACTCATCTTGTCTTCCACCTTTTATCAGTTCTAGGATAGGTTTAGCTGAGCCGTAGTAGGTTTTCCAATCACTTTCCTTCTGAACCACCTCAGTAGTAGGTTTTCTACCTCTACCAGTTTGTTCAGCGAGTTGTTTTTTAGTGAGTTTTTTCTTTACGTTATGGTGTAGCGATTTTTTACCAATATAGGACATCCCACTTGGTTTGTGGGTGACTCTATAAATAAAACCATAAGTATCTACTGGGAAATCATCTAGGCAGGATACTTCTTTATCATTATATAACCACATAAAAATTATTTATAAAGCATACCAAGATGATCCATCCCACATATATGGTCTTGGAGGAATACTTGCTGACACAGCAAATGACCCTGTAGCAATACCTGTTGGGAGTGGATGGGTTGGTACTAAAGTTAATACTTGTGAACCTGATACTATTAAGTCTCCATTTATAGTTAAATCTCTAGTTGAGAAATCACCTAAGATAAGAGGATTGGTCACGTTGGAAACAGAATTATGAATTCTTAATTTATTAGATTCATTAGAAACACCATATACTTCGTTACCAATGTAGATATTGTAATTACCAGTATCATTATTGAAACCGTTATTTACTCCTATACCAATGTTACCAGTTCCTGTAGTTATATTATAAAGAGAATAGAATCCTATAGCTGTATTATTATCTGCAGAAAATGCTTGAAGTAAAGCTGAGTCTCCTATAACGGTATTACCACCTCCTCCTTGAAGGTTATTCCCAGCTTGATATCCTACACCAGTATTACCATCTCCTGAAGTTAGGGAGAATAAAGCAGCATTACCTAATTGAGTACTTGAAACATTTTTAAGACCTACATTAACTCCATTTATTAAAGAATTACCATAAACCTCTAATCCTCCTGAAATTATAGCTGAGCCGGTGTAAGGGAAGACTCTAGCGAATGACGCTGTAGTAGCGAAAGAAGAAGAAATTGCTCTAGAAGCTGAGGTTGCAAATGAAGCACTTACAGCATTTAAAACATATGAGGCAGTTTGAGCATATGAAGCACTTATAGAAGTAAACCCAAATGACGATGTTAAAGCATATGAAGCACTTATAGAAGTAGACCCAAATGACGAAGTTAAAGCATATGAAGCTGTTGTGGCTAATAATGCAGTACCACTCAAATTACCCATAAACGACCCAGTAAATGCCCCTAAAACACTTCGGGTTGCTATAATAGATCCTGTAACAGCTAAACTACCACTTAATGAAATATCATAAGCAGCCACACCTGTAAACGCATCTATTGATTGAGAAACATGCCAGGCTTCAATAGTATTTGAAGTTGTTATTCCAGTTTTTGATAGTACTTGAGCCATTTTATTTATCTATATTTACTAAAATTGTTAAATCTGTTGTATTAGAAGTTGGTAATGGTTGAGCTAATTTACCTACAGCTAATAAATTTTGTAATTCATCATATAACCCTACTGTTGTGACATATGGTGAGAAAAATGGACCAGCTACATTACTATTTAAATTACCATTACTATCTCTAGCTGATGAATTTAAAGTAAAATTAAATTCGTTTTCTCTTATAGTACATTTATATTGCGCTTCATAAATAGTTATTGAGCTTGAAAAAGAACAAGTGACATTAGTTGAAGTTAAAAAACTTGTAATAGATGGAACAGCATCTCCTGCTCCATAAACATTTACTCCATACTCATCAAACCCATATCCCTCAAAAGTAGCTCCACCTCCACTACCTTCAGCATATGAAGCTGAATTGGTTAAAATAATAATTCCTTGGCTATATATAATATTACCAAAATTAGATCCGTTAGTTTCAACTATAATATTACCTTCTCCATCATCTATTAAAGAAACACTAGCTGAGGTAAATCTAAAAGTATTAGGTACTATGTAATCACCATATAGTTTAGATGGTATAGAGATAACTCCTATAGTGGCTCCTGAAGCTGTAGGGAAAAAACGAGTTGGAATTAAAGTACTAGGTAGAAAATTATCATATAGTGGGCTTTGTACATCACCAATTAAAACATCTCCACTTGGATTAGAACCAAGAAATAATACAGGTTGAGCTACATTATCTCCTGTACTAGAAGATATAAAATTACTATAATATAATTGTTTAGCTGATTGGTAAATTAAAGCCTGGTATTCAGTAGATAAAGTACCTGTAGTTGATTTATCCTCAAACCAATTAACATTTATACCTAAAAATCTATCAATACCAACTAACTGCCCATCAGACCCAGTTGCCCATTGTGAATAAGGAAAATCAAAACCTTTGTTAACCGTAAACGGTGTAACAATTATATCAGAGGCTAAAAATTGTTTCCAAGCACTCATTCATTTAGAAGTCTAACTTTACTCTAATAAGGGCTTCTTTAGTGAAGTCTTTAACTAGTGGTCTAGATAATTTAGCTACAGCTAACAACTCATTTGCATCATTATATAAACCTACAGTTGTAATATATGTTTGTGGATTGTTTATAAATGATGAATAAATCACCTCACCAGTTGAACCTGAGATAAATGATGGATTAGTTGTATAATTAAACTCAGCATTCTGTGGTCTTATAAACACATAATCTGAGGTGATATTTTCTTGAGAGTTTAAAGTGAATGAAGCACCAGTTTGAATAGCATCAAATAAAGCTTCATAGTTAGCAGTATTATTTGAATTAGTAGTAGTGACTGTTAAACCAATACCACCCCCAGCACCACCTGCAACTGCTAAAGCGGCAGAGTTCAATAGGATAGTTCCCATATCAGGAATAAACCAACCATATGAACCTGAGTTAGTTGAGTACCCTGTTCCAGTATAAGCTGAACCATTAGATCCTGATACGATTTGGTAAACACGGGTTCCATTAACATAAGGTACTACAGAAACATCATTACTATTATCTGTTAATTTAAGTGTAGTACCACTTTTAGTTAAAGTTAAATTAAGTGAACCTGGAAAAAGAGATTGTTTATAATTTGCTCTTTCTACAGAAATAATATGGAAGGCTGATTGGGTAACATTACCAAATATAAATGAAGAGTTTTCATCTTCTAAAAGTAAATTACGATATTGACCATATAAAGTTTTAGATGGTGAATACCCTACAACATTTGCATCGTATGGTACCGAGCCTGAACCTACAGCATTAGCGTACCCAACATAAAATTGGATGGCAGCTGTATCTAAAGTAGACGCAGTTTGGTAAGTTGCTAAAACATAGCTACCCTGTGAACTGTTTACTTGAACTGAACTAGTAAAAAATGTAGTTAAGTTATAAACATTATTTGTCCAACAAGGTGCTGTAACTGAGTCAGCTGAGACTAAGAAATCGGATGGGGTTAATCTTTTGAATGACATATCTTAATCTTATTGTTTTGTAATAGTTACTGGGATTGTTAAACGAGCACCTGAATCTCTACCTACTACTGTTAAAGTAGCTTGTAAAATATTGTTTGAACCAAATAATGTATTTACAGTAGTTGCAGTTAAGTTGATTGTAGTACCAATTACTGTTTTAGATACGTTAGTACCAACTGTTGTAGTTTGATTTAAAGCAGTTGCATCTGGAGTATTGATGCCTACACCATTAAATTGACTTAATGTTCTAACATCTGAAATAGTAGCTGTATAACCTGAAGACTCAAATGTAGCATTACCACCTAAATAATTTAATGTTTCAGGTGTAATAGCAAGTGAAGCACCTTGTTTTAGAGTAATTGCCGCGTATCCCAAATCTAGTACTGGCATTTTGGAAGTTCCACGTGGTAGTGTAGTCAACACATACTTCATTTCTTGAGTTACAAGTGGAAATGCTTCTAGAAGAGGCATGTTTTCAATTGCTTGACCATAATAAGCTGAACCTGAAGGATTGGTTGGATTATAAAGAGTATAATCAATCTCATCATCAGATAAAGCAAATTGAGTAATACGGAATGTACCGTCATTTTTAGCAAGTAACTCTCTACCCTTATCTGTTAAGATAGCATCTACTGTTACTACTGCGTTATTTAAATATCCCATTGTTGTTTAAAGTCTAGGTTTTGTTATAAATATACAAAAAGAAAAAATTAGTGGCACGTTTAAATTAGAAAGAACCATCTAATAGAACTCGTTTCCAACCATTAGCAGCGGTTTTAACATATAAATAATCTTCATCCCAAGTTATCTGTCCCTGGAAGCCATTACTATCGCTATTACCTGTAGGAGTGTAAGGTTCTCTAATTCTAAAACCATTAGCAGGTTCTGCTGTATTGTCTATGTCTACAACTGATCTGGGAGTATTTCCGTTAAATGCTGTAAATCCAAATGAAGGTTCAAAATAGTTTGTTGTATCTCCAAGTACTGTAGATGAACTGAAGTATGGGATAAAATATTGTGAACCTGATACACTACCCCCACCTCCGGTAGCCCAAGCTATACCAGTAGCTGTTGAAGTAAGTACTTGATTAGCACTACCTGAGCTATTATTTGAGTCAAAAAGAGATCCACTAATTCTAGCACTTTTTATTAAATCTACACCTGTATAATTAATATTACCTACAGTTAACCAGTTTGAAGAACTTACAAACATAGCATTTCTAGAAGTTCCTCCTGTATCCTGGAATCTTAAAGATGTAGAATTTAAGTTAGATCCTGTAATAGAGATAGCACCAACTACTGTTAAAGTATGTCCAGGGAATGAAGTACCAATACCTACTCTACTATTAACATCATCATATGACATTGAAATAGCTCCCCCAAATGATCCTCCATTATTATACTGTATTTGACCATCCGATCCTCCAGGTGTACCTCCACCACCACTACCAGAGGAGGCTACAAAGATATCAACTACACCCCCACCAGCGTTACTAGCAATTACCCCTGAACCTGTAAAGTTAAGAGTAGTAAATGGGCCTCCTATATCAGTTCCTTCATCTGTTACTTCAATGAAATATTGAGATACAGACGCAGCTAAATTAGCGAATGATGCTGTAGTTGCAAATGAGGCACTAGTTGCAAATGAAGCACTAACAACATTTTGAATAGAACTAGTAGCCATAGATATTACCTTACCTGTAGCAGTATTATATGCTAGTAAAGAACTAGAAATGCCTGAAGGTAAATTAGTAATTATTACATCACCACTAGTTGAGGAATCTACCTGGAATATAGCTCCTGGATTGTTTGCTCTAAATTTTAGAAAAGTATTAGAAGGGAAATTAACTGTTCTATTTCCTGTTAGAGTACCATCTGAATTGTAAATATTAGGAGCAAATGAAGCAGTAGTAGCAAATGAGGCACTTACAGCATTGTTAACATTATTTATAGTTAGAGGGAAAGTACTTCCATTACCTTTAGTAAATGTTAAAGTAGCATTAGATACAGAGCCGGTTACTAATAAAGAACCAGTATTAACAGATCCACCAAATGAACTAGTACTATAATATGTTAATCGTCCTGTACTTAGGTTAAAACCTACAACATTAGGGGTGGTTATATTAGGTAATAAATTTTGAGCAAATATCCCACCACCTGATATAAAGAAATCATACGAATTAGGTCCAGCTATAGCTCCATCTGATATATGAAATTCACTACTACCTGATAATCTAAACATTAGAATATCATCAATAGCTAAAACAGTTCTGTTTCCTGTTAAAGTGCCATCACTATTATAAATGTTAGGAGCAGTTGCTATTATAGATCCTGTACTAAAATAAGAAAATAATCCTGTAGTTGTATTATAACCTAATATATTAGATTGTGATGATGAAGGGATTAAAGCATGGATATTACCTGAAACAAATAATAAAGCATTTGGTGGTGTGCCATTGAAATATGCTGTATCGTATTTTAATCCGACTTTTCCATCTCTACGGAAAGTAACTAATTGAGTACCACTTCCATAATTACCGGATTGGAATTCAAATGAAGTACCATTTCCACCAACAGTTCTTATATTATTAAAATATGTAGCTGCTATACTAGAATCAGAGTCATAAGTTATTCTTGTACCTTGAGTAGTTGTAGCTCCTTCTTCGGATAGTAAAAGGAATACTTCATTTTCTTGTGCTTGAGAAGTAACAGTAATACCTACATTAGAATTACCAAATCCTGTTCCTAAAACATGGAGATTACTAGCAGGAGTATTAGTTCCCATACCAATTATTCCTGATGAACTTAAGAATAAAACAGGTTGGTTAGATGGAGAAATTGTGGCTATACTTGAGGTAAATGATAGATTATAGCTGTTTAAATCAGCAGTTCTATTTCCTGTTAAAGAACCATCTGAGTTATAGATGTTAACATTAGAGAAAGGTAAAAGGGAAGAAGAAAAATATGTCCATTCTCCAGAGGATGTATTAAATCCAATTAAATGAGGTTGAGTAATATTAGATATATGAGGTCCATATATTTGTCCTGAGCTTGATATAGCTAAAGAAGCAGATGTAATTAATCGAGGTTTAGTAAACTGAGAATCAGCTACAAACGACCATTTGTCATTTAAACTAGCTAGTCCTGCTGAGGCAGAAATAGCTAAACTTATAAATCTAGACCTAGCGTAATCACTGCCTATTATTAAATAAGGGCTTATAGAAGTAGGAATAGTTATTCTTTCATCATTATTTAGATTTACCCAAATTCCTGATGAGCTATTAGGTGTTCTACCTCCAATAAATCCACCACCATTAATCTCAAGTCCTCCTATTTGAGCATATGAATTATTTCTACCATTTCCTATAGGAGGCCCAACCCTAACAAACTGGGCATCTCCTACTTCAGAGCTAGTTACAATTAATCCTAATACCCCGGGATCTCTTGAGTCATAACTTTTAGAGATATATAAAGTAGTATTATCATAATCATAATACAAACTAGCAGTAGCATGCCATTCACTACCTGATTTAAAATATACTTCTTTATCTAATCCTGGAGGATTAATTCCTACTTCAACCCCAGTTGAACCTGATGGTATAGCATAGAGTTGATCTACAAAATTTATAAAATCAACATCTGCCCTAGTAAGAGATCCAGTGTAGTAAATATCAAGTTGATTACCAGTAGCACCTTGGGCTCCTGTAGGTCCAGTAGTGCCTTGAGCACCTTGAGCACCCTGGGCTCCTTGGGCACCTGTAGCACCCTGTGCACCTTGTGCTCCTGTTCCTCCTTGGGCACCCTGTGCTCCTGTTCCTCCTTGAGCACCTTGAGCTCCCTGTGCACCTTGAGCACCAGTGGCTCCTTGAGCGCCTTGAGCTCCTTGTAAACCTTGTGCTCCTTGTGCTCCTGTTCCTCCTTGAGCACCTTGAGCACCCTGAGCACCTTGGGAGCCTGTCGCACCCTGTGCACCCTGTGCTCCTTGTAAACCTTGAGCACCTTGAGCTCCTGTTCCTCCTTGAGCACCTTGAGCTCCCTGTGCACCTTGAGCACCAGTGGCTCCTTGAGCGCCTTGAGCTCCTTGTAAACCTTGTGCTCCTTGTGCTCCCTGAGCACCTTGGGCACCTGTTCCTCCTTGTGCACCTTGGGCGCCCTGTGCTCCTTGTAGACCTTGTGCTCCCTGCGCACCTTGAGCACCTGTTCCTCCTTGTGCACCTTGGGCGCCCTGTGCTCCTTGTAGACCTTGTGCTCCCTGAGCACCTTGAGCACCTTGTAAACCTTGTGCACCTTGAGCGCCTTGTAAACCTTGGGCGCCTTGAGCTCCTATGTCTCCTTGGGCGCCTTGGGCGCCTTGTAAACCTTGAGCACCTTGAGCTCCTATGTCTCCTTGGGCGCCTTGAGCTCCTATGTCTCCTTGGGCGCCTTGGGCGCCTTGTAAACCTTGAGCACCTTGAGCTCCTATGTCTCCTTGGGCGCCTTGAGCGCCTTGTAAACCTTGTGCGCCTTGAGCGCCTTGTAAACCTTGTGCGCCTTGTGCTCCTGTGTCTCCTTGGGCGCCTTGTAAACCTTGAGCACCTGTATCTCCTTGAGCACCTTGAGCACCTTGTGCTCCTGTGTCTCCTTGGGCGCCTTGGGCGCCTTGTAAACCTTGAGCACCTGTAGCACCTTGGGCGCCTTGAGCTCCTATGTCTCCTTGGGCGCCTTGAGCACCTTGAGCGCCTTGTAGACCTTGAGCACCTTGTGCACCTGTTCCTCCTTGGGCACCTTGCACGCCTTGAGCACCTTGTGCACCTGTATTACCTTGTGCACCTTGAGCTCCTATGTCTCCCTGCGCACCTTGAGCGCCTTGAGCACCTTGTGCACCTGTATTACCTTGTGCACCTTGAGCTCCTATGTCTCCCTGCGCACCTTGAGCGCCTTGTAAACCCTGAGTACCTTGGGCACCTATAGCACCCTGTGCGCCTTGAGCGCCTGTTGCACCTTGTGCTCCTGTTCCTCCTTGGGCACCTGTAGCGCCTTGGGCACCTTGTGCTCCTATATCTCCTTGAGCGCCTTGGGCACCTGTATCTCCTTGAGCACCTTGTGCACCTTGAGCTCCTGTGTCTCCTTGTGCGCCTTGTGAACCAGTTGCACCTTGTGAACCAGTTGCACCCTGTGCTCCTTGAGCACCTGTGTCTCCTTGAGCGCCTTGTGCTCCTTGTAGACCTTGTGTTCCTTGGGCACCTTGGGCTCCTATATCTCCTTGAGCACCTTGTGCTCCTTGTAGACCTTGAGAGCCTTGGGCACCTGTTCCTCCTTGTGCACCTTGTGAACCATTTGCGCCTTGTGCTCCTTGAGCACCTTGTAGTCCTTGAGCGCCTTGGGCGCCTTGTAGACCTTGGGCACCCTGAGTACCTTGGGAACCTTGGGCACCCTGTGCACCCTGTGCTCCTTGTGGACCTACACTACCTCCCCCACCTGCCCCAGCTCCAAAAAAATCTAAACTTATACAAACAGGAGTATCATCTGTAAATATATCAGTTATAAAAGCTGAAGAGGAGAGTCTAGTATTATTTGAAGATGAAACAAAATGAAATTCTCCAAATGATGTTTTATTAACAAAACCATCAAATTCAAAAATTACAAATTTACTTGCATCAGTTTTATTAACAATAGTTAAAGATCCACTATAAACTGGGTCTGTCATTTGAAAATATGACAGCATAGGTAATCCTGCTGAACTAGTATAGTTAAAGGAAGCTGTGGTTACTAATGATGAAGTTAAACTATTTAAAGAAAAGTGGCTACTTGATGGGTTAAGTAAAGTATCAATACTAGAAGTATACTCATATTGAATACAAAAAAACTGATTACTTAAAGGAGTTAAAGAAGTAACCCCAAACTCATCAATAGTTAAAGCATAATCATTCCAACCTTGATCTAAGACTGAAAGGTTTTCCTTATTGAAAGCCAAACGTCTATCAATCCAAGCACCTCCATCAGTGTCAAGACGTTTATTTACTATTCTTTGTTCACCCATATATTATTGAGGAGATATTAATCCTCTTTCTTGTAGATTCTCTAATATTTGATCTATTTTACCTTCAACGCGACCCGCTATATATTCTGGTTTTAAAATTCCTTCACCAGAATCACCAGCAGGTTTATCCACATCTAGGACAATAAAAGCAGGATCATCAACATATCTTCTAATTAGGAAGAAATTAGCATTACTACCTGTTGGTGATATAGCCTTATCAAGATATAAATATAATTTGTCATCAAGAGATGCTGAAATTATTGTATAAGCGTTTGGTTCAATTGCTTCAAATCTTATCTCGTCGTATGGTTGGATTGTAAATGGATAGTTTATAGAGCTGAATCCACTATCTTCTATACCAGAAGCATAGTAACCATATAGATTTGTTAATTCAAGAGATGCTGTTAAAACTGTACTAGTTACAGATCCTGTCTCCCAATAATTTTGAGTTGGTGTAACTGAAGCTGTTGGGACTGTAAATCCACCTTGTGCTTGTTTATTTGTAAAGTAAGTGTTAGTTGCACTTATATTAATTGTAGCTGTGGGGTTGTCAGGGTCATTAGGTCTAATAATATATCCTGTGGATACTACTCTAATTTGATCATTTATATTAAAATTTCGGAATGGGGTAACCATAGTAATAGTTTTAACTCCACCAGAATCCTGACTAAATGTAGCTCCACCAGTTGTTAAACTATTCCATGTAGTACCCCCATCAGTTGATCTTTGAATAGCAAATGTTACACTAACTTTTTGAGGTCGGGAGGTTTCGGGATCATAAACATATGATACTGAAGTTCTTAAATTAGCTATAAATGAAACAGCTGTATTAGTATCTTGGGTGAAAGTATATATTGAAGTTCCTGTATTATACGCACTTGTATAATCAAATGATTCGTTAGGGAATGTTATAAGAGTATCAGATGTTGAGGTATAACTTTGAGCACTAGTTTTATAAGCATTAAATGCAAAATTTGTGACCCCTGTTGTACCTAACTGAATATTAAAATTGATTGAACTAGTAAAACCATATCCTAACACATTTCCATTTCCATCATAGCTTTGAGTTTGACTGTAAAGGATAGGTTGGATTGTTTTACCACTCTTAAAAATATTATATGATCCATTTAATATTGAAAGATTAGTTCCAAATATATTAGTATTAGTTAAAGCTGATACTGCTGTAGTATTTTCGGTGAAATTCTGGTTAATTATACCTAAGTTAATGCCTGTCGAGTCATTTAGTGGGCGTATAATATTTCCATTTTCATCGATTATATAACGTAAATTATACGTAGTTTTATCCTCGTAGATATTACCCCATTCTGGTGCAGTACCACCTGCCCAGTTAAAGTAGGCAAAATATGTTCTGTTTAGATCTACAGATGGTAAACCAAGTTGTGTGTTTCCTAAATCAACATTTTGACTAATTTCTATATCATTAGCAGTGTTTACTGATGCTATATTAAAATCATCTGTTGTGTTTTTACTACCAACATATCTTGGATAGATATGCTTTCTCATAGTATAGTTTGAATCAGGAATAGATGCTAGGAAAGCAGAACCTGAAATGATCTGGGCAAAATTAACAGGAACTAATTGATCTGTTGTGTAATCAACTTGTTGAATGAATTGACTTGGTCTGTTTAATTCACTATTATTAATTAATACATTATAATCTGAGTTAACAAATACTTCAGGTAAATAAGGTTCAATTGAAACCAAAACATCAGTAGATGAGGCATTATTTGTAACTGTACCTCCATCTGGTAGTAAAGTTAAAACTGCTCTTATATCAGCTTCATCTATAGCATTTATAACTTTAAAAGTTCTAGGAACAGAAGTATTAGGAACAATTAAAGTAAATTCCGACATATTAAGAATCTCAGTCTTAGAATATACTGAGTTTTTATCCTCATAACTTATTTTAGCATAAGTTGGACCATATTGAAGGCCGGGTGGGATAAAAATAGGATCATCAACAGGACTAGGAGGTGGTCCCTCTTCAAACCAAATATTTATTTGGCCTGGGGTGGTAAAATATGTGCTTAAGTATGTTCCCGCTGAGATAGCTCTTGAATCGTATACAGTTACATCATAAAATAGAGGTTGAGTAACAGGTTGTTTATAAGGGTTAGCCTCATTTAACTCACCATTTTCAACTACAAAACTTGAACCACTATACTCACCGTTATAAAATTCTTCTTGGGTTGAACGAGAAACATAAGCTAAGCCATAGGTGTTTACAACTCCTTCAACCCAACTTTGAGTTAAACCGTAATTATTAGATAAACCATTAGCTAAGTAATATGGGTTAGTGTTTAAACCGTTTAATTTATTTACTGAACCTCCTGCACCACCTGAGATAAAAGCTGTATTTATAGAACCAGAATAATCATACTTAGCCCATTCTACCTCTGGTTGTGGGTATTTGTTTCTTTCTAAAAGAGTTTGCTTAACAACTACTCCTGAAGCTAAAGATGCTCTAGCAGGAGTAAAGTCCTTAATCATCTTAAATAACGAATTATCAAAGAATTTGATAAGACGGATATAGTCGTTTAAGTCATAGTTACCTATATATTTTTCAAAGTAAGCATTTCTTAACTTATCCAAATCAGGATATGAAGTATCTTGATTAAAGCGTTGTCTTGGATCACCTATATAGTCTCCCATATTAAAGAAACCAAGTTGATCCATAATATCATCGTTGATTTCGTTTTGTGGAGAGAAAGCTACCTCAGTATATGCTAAGTTCTCAGTATAAGTACTACCACCAGGAGGTTGTTGTTGAATTGAGCGGTATTGAGATAAAGTACTACCTGAAGGTAGGTTCATATCTACAACTTGTATCTTATTCGATACAATATTTTTAATACCAGCTGCTGGTTGATCTAGGTATACTGTTTCAGTATTTGAAGTATAATCACCTCCTGTAACTGTAAAGTTACTATCTGAAGCAAATGATGAAGTAGCAACCCAAGAACCAGTTACTTTAGGATGTATTGAAACTGACCCAGTATATAGTTCACCTCCTAAAGAAGCTCTAAATGCTAATTTAGTTAACTCAGGATCAGTTGAAGTACTCTCAACTGAATCTGGGTTCATTGTATAGTCTCTAAATAGAGAATCTGTAATAACTTCTGTATAGTATCTTATTTCTTGATAAGATCCTGTAAATGGTCTATATTTACCTATATTATTTCTAGAGTCAGATGGGAAATATGAAGTAGTACCAGCGTTCCAAGTTGAATTACTAGTGTTTACTGAAGATGAAGCTATAAATCCTATAGTAGAACCATCATTACCATTGTAAATGTTATTAGCTGCATAAAGTGTAAAATTAGAAGGATCATTTGAATGATCTACTGTTACACCAACTGACCACCACCCACCATCAAAGAATGGTAAATAAACACTTGCTGAATCTGATCCTATAATAAGTTTTAGATTAGCATATTCGTTATAAGGATTAGCTATTGATCCACTATATGAACCTGAAGCATATCCTGATCCTGTATATTCTAATACTATTTTAGTTAGGCTGCCATCATCTAAACTCCATAATGATTGATTAACAAATGATAAAGCTGAATTTAATCCTGGGGTTTTGAATCTAAATTCGAGTGATTTAGCAGGAGTTACCCCCCAATCACTATTTAAAGCCCATTCGGTTTGGATCCAACCATTAGTTCTAGTGTCAAACTTATAGTTATATCTCTGCTTATAGTAATCCCAATCGTTTGATTCATCTTTATCTTTACCACCAAATTCAGCTACTCTTAAAATTGTACTTGGAATACCATAAACTGTAATAAGATCTTGAATACCAACTGTTGTACCTTTTTTCTTTAGAAGAAGTGGTAGGTTGTGGTATAATCTCTTATATGTTCCTTTTTCAATGTCTTCTAAAGGAACGGCCCCATTTGAAGCAGAGATAGATGAATTAATGTACTCAAATCCTGTTGGGGTAGGTAAGGAACCTGTCATGTAAGGGAATGGAAAATCACTTCCTGAAGGAGTAACCCCTAATAGAGCAGTATATAAATCAGCTGAACCAAAACTACTTTGGTAGATTTTTAAACCGAGATCTCTTAAGACGTCTGCTACAATATCTTTAGAAACACCATATTGTAAACGGTTATCAGCATTCCATTTTTCAGTTACATCTTGATAATAGATCCAAATGTTATCAAACATTTCACCTAACATCTCAATAAACAATTCGTATTGAGCATTCGCTTCATCTTCCCTTAAATACGCTGGGATAGCGTTGATTAACGCATTGTTATTATTTTCGTCGTAATCGGCCGCTACTAAAGATTGACTTTGTATAAACGTTAATCCTGCAACCGAGTCAGTAGTAGCATTGTTGTAGGGGTAAACTGAATTGGTTTTAGGCCATGCTGTTGAACCTGAAGAATAGTAAAGATAATAATCATAACCATCAAATGTAGTTATAATTTCATTAATTTTTTCCTCCCAAATATTTTTACTAGTAACAACCTGAGCACTAGAACCCGCTAAGTTAGATAAACTAGCACTGTAACTGTATTCTTCAATTAATTGGAGTTTATAATAGAAATTTTCTAAACGAGTTAACGCTGAAGAAAAATATATAAAATTACTATAATCAGAGTAATCAATATTAATTTCAACCCCACGTTCAGCTAAAATACTGTTAACTTGATATTGTAGATTGTTAGGGCCTGCAGCATAAGTTGAAGATGATAAAGTATCATAATTAGTATACGCTGTGGAGTTATTTATCTGGTCTTTAACATTAAGGTTTAAGTTAGGACCTTTTAAATAAGTTAAATCACTTAGTGGTTCAAATATCTCAACAATATTAATGTTATAAGCAATAGGTTGAGCTACTTGAGTGACAATCCAACATTCATCCTTTAAAGTAAAGTTTATAGGAAGAGGTTCATATAACTTAATTAGAACAGTTGGGTCATTTGGGTTGGTAGTATCTAACAGAATATTGTTAGCAATTACTAATTGATTTTCTCCAAAGTTAAGGTAAAAGTCAAAATATGTAAGTGGGCTATTTTGGATTTTAGTAGCTAAAGCATTAACCCCATTTATTACATTAGCATTAAGAATCTGAGTAGTATTAAGCCTAATTTCAGTTCTATCTGGGGAGATAGTCTCAATGTAGTATTGGTTAAAGATAGAACTAGAAGCCTCATTATTGAGGAATGTATATAAAGTATTATACTCACCTATAGTAAATCCTACTCGCTCAAGATCTCTTTGAGGATCAAGATAAACCTGACCATTTATAAAACTCCATCCACTAAACCCAGCTTCATTAGAGTAAATTATTTCATTATTTAAATTATAAATAAAATATGAAACATAATTTTGTAAAGGATCAAAAGTAGATTGTACAGTACTATTAGTTATAAGATTATCATCTTGAATTGAGTAGTCCTGCAATTCAAAAAAGTTACTTGGAATATTATTTATAGTTACTGTATTAGCCATTACTTGTATTTTGGACTGTGGTAAACAATTGTTGTTGTAATTCTAAATTTTCTTGTCTTAACTCTGTTATTTCATTAATTAGCGCTTGAATTTCATCATTTACTATATTTGAAGTACCAATGTATTCTTGGCTAGTCTTGATAAGATACTCATGAGAATTTATTTCTCCAAATTTAGGTATATCAAAAAATAATTGATTATAATAATCAAAGAATTGGTCTACTGAAGGTAAAGCAGAATCAGTAGTAGTTGTAGTAGGTTGAACAAGTTGGGTAAATGAAGTATCAATTACCTTTTGGTATTGATTCTTATCATAGACTTGTTTAGTTAAAGTTACCTGTTGAGCCATTATCCATTAATAACCTTAAAGTTATAATTACTATCTATCACCTGAGTTGTTCCTCCAATAGTAGTTTGAATTAGGATTGTATAATATCTCTCAGGTTGTAGACCATTCATATACACTGTGAAAAGACTAGAAGTAGTATCAGCACTTAATTTAGTATAAGTTGAATCAAAATCTATAACATACTCATTTGTATCTAAATCCTTAATAGCCCAATATGAGGCTGTAGGTAAGTAATAGTTTTGAGTATAGATAGAGGCTGTTTGAAAAACAATAGGTGGATATTGAGGACGACAATCTACTCTAAATTCTTGAACACTTTGGCTATAGAAAAATCCATTATTATTTGCTATAGAAAGATAAGCTTGAGGGGTTGTTAATAATGGTATATTAGATGAAGTATTATAAGTAAAATCATTCCATTTAAAATCTATACATGGAGGATAGATTGTATGAGTGTCCATTGAGTAGTACTGTAGGACAGGTTGTACATTTAAATTTTGATTAAATTCTATAATATCTTCCCACTTTACTATAAATCCATCATTAGATATAGTACCACTATACCAAGTGTCAATAAAATCAGTGACAGATACTTTTAAGTCTTTATCTGAATTATAAGTAAATTCTTGATTTGCTGATGGGGTGCCATACCAGTTACCTCCTCCATAATTAGACCCAGAGTATGAAGCTGTAACATTGGGATTTGCAGATGATGTAGCCCATGCTATCCCACCTTCAAAAGTTCTCCACTGCCAGCTTGTACCATTAGTTACTATAGGTTGGTCCAAATATTTCCCAGTACCCATACCCCAAGATCCAGAGACTGGGTAAACTTCTAAATAAGAGTCTATATTGATACCTTGAGCAGTAGCTATGAAACATCTTAAATCAGCATCCCATTGAGCCCCATCTGCTAAATTATTAACAGCATTATTAAGTTGTTCTTGATTAAATTTAATTAAATATCTAGCTACTTGAGCGTTACTACTAATTGAAAAATTTAAATTTGAAATATCTAAGATTTCATCAATACCAGTATTCATTGTTGGGAACAACGAATATATAGTAGCGTCTTTTTCTGGGAAAATTTTATATACAGCCATTGTCTTATAAGTTTACTACTCTACCTTGAATATCAGTATTAGGATATTTTACTTCAAAAATCATAGGATCTATTGATGGATAAACTACATTATTAACTGTAGCTCCGGGAATGTCATAAGCAAACTCAGAGTATCCTAAATTAACACCTACTTTATTTGATATTGTAATATTTTTAACAGTTTGCACTCCTTCAATTTCATCTAAGATAACATATAAATCTCTTAGAATAATAGGTTCATTAATCTGCCAGTTCTTAATAGCAAAAAAATCTTGCATAGCCAAAATACATCTAGTTAGTACTTCATTTGAGTTGAAGTTTGGAAGTACTATAATATCAAAATTAACCCCGATATTAATAATAAATGCGTCTTTAATATTGATTGAATCATTTACCATTCTATATTGAGAAAGGTAAGTAGATAGATTTTGTTTAAGAGCTACTGAGGCTGTTCTTAGTTTACTATTAATATCAAAAGAAAGAACATACAAATCAAGTACAGAAGCTGCAGCTCCGGATTGTACTGATTGAGCTTTTGTAGGTTCTATATAGGCTTTAGCTATTACTCCAAATTTAGAAGGTATTGAAAGTGCTCTTACTAAATAATCATCTTGAGTTACGTTACGCAATTGAGTTGCAAAGTTTGCTGAAGCATTTTGTCTAATCTCTTCAGCTGTGTCTCCATCACCACCCCCATCAGCTGCTGCTAAATTGTTAACAGCTAAAGTTCCAAATATATAATTGGCTGTATTAGTATTTAAATTATTATTTAAAAATTGGGGAGTACCGCTTGTAATTGACGTAATTGTATTAGCTGGTACATTGGCTGAGACTCCTCCACCTGTTAAGTATCTAACAGTTAAAGTGGTATTTGATGGGGCTATACCATATGTTTTAGTAAATACAAAGTTTGAAGGAGCAAATGCTGTTGTTAATTTATCAATCTCAAACGGTAAACCTAAACCAACATTATCTGGGTTAGGTAAAATTTCCTCATCAGTATCAGCTGAGGTTCCAGCTCCGAATTGTAGTTGGAGAGTAGTACTGTTTAAGAAACGAGTTGTAAATCTTCTTTGTACTTGTTTTAATTGTAAAAGGAATGGGGTATCACCTTGGTACTGTGATAGGTTAGGATCATTTACATTAGTATTCTTGATAGAGTCAAAAACAGTATCTTGAGCTAAATAATCTACTTCATACCAGACATTTCCATTACTATCTACTATATCTAAAATACCTACTATGTTAGGTGAATTTATTTCTACTGTAGCAAACTGTTGAGGAGCCCCAAATGAGAATGAGGTAGTATTAATAGTAGAGGATATAGCTTTACGAACTTTTCTTAATAAGAAATAGTCCACTACTAAACCTCCACTTGATACTTGATAAACTGTTACTTCTGTAGGGTCACCTGAAGATGAAACACTAAAATCAACTGGGTCTTCTATAATAAAAGAGACACTATTAGGAGGTGTAGAAGATATTACAGTATTAGCTGGTATTGATAAAGCATAGCTAAAGTCTGGAGATTGAGATCCTATAAATCCTGTTGCTGGGACTTGTTGGTAAAATTCAATATCAACTGTAGCAACTTGAGTTACATTTGGTTTATAACCAAACATATAAGCTAACTCATATAAATTATTTGTTTGACGGGCATACTGTAAGTATGTCTCTTGGATTTGGTTATCCAAATAGAAAGACATAATATCACCTACATAAGCTGCCATTTCCATAAACATCATACCTGGTGATGCTGGAGAAAAGTCATTGTAGGTTGTAGGGAAATAAGTACGAGCGTAGTTAATTAAACTCGCTCTTAACTCGGTAAAATCCTTGTTTATATACTGTATGTTACGTCTTACGGCCATTAGTTGAATGCTATTTGAATTTCGTCTGATATAGCGGTATCTATAACATTGTAAGTTAAGGATACTGTTATAGTATTAGTGTCTGGGTCTTGAAATATATCTAAACTAGCTACAAGTACATTAGGAAAAAAACGAGATAGTTGTGATTGAATATTCTCTTTAAGACCATCTAAATTACCAGTAGTAATTTGTTCAAAAATAAAAGCTCTTAAACCTGAGCCAAATGTAGGGTTAAGATATCTTTCGGGTGGGTTAGTTAGAAAAAAATTTATAAGATTATTTCTTATAGCGTCTTTTGTGGTATAGGTAGAATAAAAAACACCTGGAGCATTAAAAGGAATAGCAACACCAACAGCTGTTCCTGGTTTGGTATCAATTGGAAATATCTTTTGTGCTCCAAATGCCATTACTTACCTCCTTTCATTAATCCCATAATCATATCTAAACCAACATTACCTGCTGGTAAATCACTACCAGGCATAGCACCTGAAGGTACTTGCATTGTAGTTTGATTCATACCCATTCCTCTAGCATCCATTGAGTTAAATGAAAGAGTATCTTGTCCTCTTCTCATATCGCCCATAATACTTTCCATCATAGCTCTTTTATCAGTTGCTGATGTAGTACTTGGTTGAGGTTGAATTGGTTGAGTATATGATTCAACCACTTGTGTTTTAGGTGCACGAACTGCTTCCAAAAGGATATCTTTTAGTTCCTCTTGGATAGCTTCTCTAACTGCGTCTTTGATAAATGATTTTAATTCACTTGGTTTCATCTGTTATAAATATTGAATTTAGTAGGCTTTTAAATTGTCTCTGTCAATAATTAATTTAAGTTCATCAATTAATGTTCGATCGTTAGTTGTAAACGATAGAGGTGTCTCTATTAAAGGAATACCGGATTGATTAAATGCAACTGCTTTTCTACGAGTAACAGTAGAGCTGAAAGGTACTTCTTCTATTTTGAATATAAAACCTTGATAAGTTGAATTATCTACAGATTGTTGATTATCTGTTAATATTTTTTGAAGATTATCACTTACAGGATTTAGAGTTTGGTTTGGTTGTAAACATAATGAAAGTGCCGCGTCTAAAGAATTTAAAATAGTCACTACATTTTTTACAAAAGAAGATACTATATTTAAAGCAATTGCTAAAGTATCTAGGTCTTGTTTTCTTTTAACTAATTTAGATTCACCTAAAGAATTATAAGTTAAATTATCTGTTAAATCACCTAAATCACTTAAAAGAGCAGTAACAAAACCGGGTGCTGTGGGTAAAATTTTTACTCCACCTGAAGCTGTGGTTTTAGTTAATTTCAACCCAGTTATAGTAGATAAAGCAACATCAAAAGCAACACTAACTCCAGTATATGTAAAAATTACAGTATCTAAAAATGTACTAAATTTATTTAGAAACTCTACAATATTGTTTCGTTTGTCTATAATATTTTGTAGTGTTTGAGGATCTGGGCAAGTGCCGTCTGTTGGGATTTGTTTTAGTAAATTTTCTAAAGGTAATTTAATTAAATTCTCGTTATCTGATGTTTTTTTAATTAATAGTAAAGACAATTTTACTAAAGCTGATTTAGGATCAGAGATAGCATTTTGTATAGAAGTTATATCAATCCCAGCCATTACAGAGTTTTACTTATATTCGATTTAGTTGTAGTCTCTAATTGAACCTTTAAGGTAGTTAAATAAGTTATAAACTGACCAGCTGCTGATGCAACTGTAGAAACTGGGATATTTGTTAAAGTTGCACTTAAAAGAGATAATTGGTCTACTAATTGAGTTAAAAGAGTTATAGTAGTATCACCGTAAAGTAATGGTTGTACCGCATTAGCCCCACCTAATAACACGCTATTGGATTGAATCACTGACTGTGGTGAGTCAACATTGAAACTGTTTAAAGCATTGATATTTACAGTTTTAGTTGATGATAAAAGTAAATGATCTTCTGTAGTATTAAATACTAAACGGCCTGAGTTTAGAATAAGCTGTTTACCAGAGTACTCATTAGGTTGGGTTGGTGGATTAGAAGTATAACTAGAGTAAGAAGTACTAGAGGCTTTTAAAGGTATTTTTTGAGTACTAGTAAAATATATAGAAGTATCATCATTATTAATATCTTCTATAGTTGGAATCCATCCTTCATCTGTTTGATTACCTTGACCATTACGAATAATAGTAATAGGGTCGCCATTAGTTCCTATAGAAGACCATGTATTAGGAGTATTTTTAACAGTAGATCCTAAACGGATTGAATTACCCCACCTACCCTCAAAAATTCTATCTCCTTCAAATGGTAAGAGTGGATGTATATTCCCTCTTTCAACAAATGTTCTTCCTAAAAATATCTCAGTAGATTGATCTGTTACTCTTCTTACACTACCTAACTCTGTCTCAACATAATCTTTTTGTTGTGAGGGAGGTAATATATTAGAGTTTTGAGGAAAAGCATTATGGTGGGGATGATTCCAAATACCCACAACACTCATATAATAAGCTGTCTTAGATGAAGCAAATTCACCTATATCAGTATTTGGGAAAGAAGAGATAAATACTATCTCATTTATTAAAGGTAAATTCCTAGTAGAAGGATCATAGGGTTTAGCTGTAGGATAAGATTGGTTTGGAGATACAGGTTGGTCAACTAAAACATATTCAATTGTACCTAAACCATTCCATTCACCAAGTTCTTTCCAACGCGGATGAGTCTCATCTAATACTATGCTAACTACTCTACCTACATTTTGAACAGGAAAAGCTATAGAAAATCTAGACTTATCAAGTAAAGCCCCTAAAACACCACCTGACCTATTTGTTTTAGCCATTACTCCTCAGATTTAAACTTACTTATCTCATCAAGTAATTGTTGTTTTTCTTCGTCTGAAATTCCTAAGCCAGCATCAGTTGCTTCACTATTCATTGCACGTTGTGCTAGGGCAGCCATTTTAATTAATAGGTCATCATTTTTGATGCCCATTTCTAGGTATTCTTTAATTAAGGGAACTAAGAGAGTAGCGTCACCTATTTCTTCAATCATAGGTTTTAGTTCATTGATAAGAGCATTTATTTGCTTATCTTTTTTCTTTTGATTGTCATAGATTTCCTCTAATAAATCAGAGAATTTCTTTTTACCAAATACGGTTTTATCAAACTGGCTCATGGTTATAAATATATTTATTTAAACTCTACATAACCGTGTTCTAAATAATGTATATAGTTGGATCTAAATATACTGTATAATTGTCCTGCTATTTTAGTTATTTTTGGGGTTTTAGCGTCTATCTGTTCCCTAATGTAGATATATAATGCTTTCTTATTAAAAACGTCTATACTGTCACGTTTACGGAATAGTTCTAAAATAGCATCAGCAATTTGAGCATCTTCATCTTTAGGAAACAACTCAAAAATATTCTCAGTACAATACACTGTAAACTCATCTATATAATATGATAGTTTATCATCATGAGCATCTTGTAATGTTTCTTCAATTTGATAAGAAAATTTTTCATTCTCATCTAATCCTTCAACAGGTGCCTTATCGATTCTACGCTTGTAGTTTCGTGTGTTGGATATAATTAAATAACGTTTTGCAATTGTACCAAAGTAAGAGTATGCTTTAGATCCTTTAGTCTGATCGTATAGATGTATTTTAGAGAGAAGAAAGGTAATTACCTCATGCTGAAGATCTTCAATATTTTCTACTTCTGTATAATAGAATTTAAAGGTATGAATAATATTCTCAGTAAGTTTAAAAAATGGGTAATGAATATATCTATGATATATTCTTTCTTTTTCTAATGTATTAGTTGCTTTATTATATCTTACAATAGCATCCTCTGTTTCCTGAGTGAAGTATTGTACACCTTTTTTCTTTTTAGGGATTATTTCTTCACTCATAATTTTATGTTATAGGGTCTTAACATATCGTTTAACATTTTAAGTCGATCAAAGAAAAATCCTACTTCATCATCACTTTTAAAAGTACCTTTAGCATCAACTTCATCAATCCGCTTAATCATAAATTCTACAGTACTACCTAAACCATTAATATAGTCTTGGTATGAGATAATAGCTTCTTGTCTTTTGTTAAGTTCGTCTTCGTATCGTTCAACTTTCTTAAGAAGGTTAAAGGTCGTGAATCCTAAGATCACGACCGCAACCAAAAGTATAATAATGGTAATTATCATATACTATCTAATAGATTTTTTAATCCTTCACTTCTAACTCCACTAAGTGCTTTTTGCTTGGTGACTGAAGGAGTGTTAGTTGTTTTTTTAACTGGGGCTGTTTTAGCAGTTCCATTTTTAAACTTAGGTAACCATTCACGTTCAAACTCAATACGAGCAGCCATCATATCAGCAAAATGGAGAATATAAGGAAGTGAAGTACGCGGTTTAACCTCAGGAGTGAATCCCATAAAGTACTTCTTATTTGCTTCATCATATAAACCATCATGAGTTTGAATACCTATCATCTCATTAAAGGTATATTGAATGCCATGAGATTGAAGAAGATAAAGACCACGGTCAGGAACTGAGGCAAATGCAATTTTATCATTATGCATATAATCTTCACCTAGCTTATTTCGTCTCCATTCATCAGTTTGGGGAATATAAGCTTCATTTTCTTCATCACCCATCTTACCTAGGTCATGGTTGATTGCAGCAAAAACAAGTTCTTCCATAGTGTATGTACTTGTATCTACTCCTTCATCAGCCCATAGTTGATGTTGTTTAAGAGCACAACGTACAACACGAATAACATGTTCTACATAACCACCTGGGAAAGCATTATGGTATTCTTTTTTATGGGCAGCAGGCATTAGCATTAAGCGATCAGCGTACTGATTATAGAAGTCTAGGAGTTTTTCTTTACGAGGTGAAGAGATATGTTCTTCAATAAGTCCTAAAAATACTTCCCAATTGTTTTGGATTTGTTCTGCTGTAAGATTCATAACTTTTATTTAAAATTAGTTTTGACGTTGTACCATCATTTTAAGGTCACTGATAATATCATGTGCCTCTGCAATAAGTTTTTGGTATTGTTCTTTAGTTGTGGTTGGGCGTGTAATTAAAACACCCATAGAGGTTAACTTGCCTTCAAGTTTCTCTAGTTTTTGAACTGCTAGATCTGGATTTCTCATGTTTAATATTTTTGTTGGGTTATAATGTAATGTAGATATATGTTGGAATCAAGTTTACTTGATAAATTTCTCAACTATATCTTGGATTTGTTTTAAATGAGCACATTTCTCATACTCTTCTTTACATTCAAAGAATTTAATAGCCATAACTAAGGCAAATACTAAATTATCATCAGCAAAAGTTTTTATAGCATCTATATCTATTTTACGTTTTAAATTTAATTTAGAAGCATAAAACCACACCCTTGAATAAGTGACTAAATCGGCTATATCATCTAAACCAGCTATTTCTTTAATTAATTGTTCAGGAAGATGATGTTTAAGTTGATGGTAGAAAGCTTTATTATTTAATATAATTTTTTTAAGCATCCCTACCCAAAATATAGGGGTTTCTTGAATTAAAATAAGTTCATCAGCTGCCTTAGCTTTTTGCTCTAAGGGAGTATCAAATTCTGTTGAATCGAATAGATTAAATATTTTATTTATATCCATTTGCATATACATATATGCGTAGATCAAGAAACATATAGGTAAAATTAGAGCGAAAGACCGGATTCGAACCGGCGACCCTGACCTTGGCAAGGTCATGCTCTACCAACTGAGCTACTTTCGCATAAAGTAATGATGGGAATCCTGACTACCCATACGTCCTGGACATGCCCCCTTTCACCCACAACCCAACAGAGTAGCTAATTCTGCTGTTAACGATTGGTTGGATTGCTTACCAACACCCGCGGCAGAGATCATGAATATAACCTTGACGGGACCCTAGAGGCTACCAGGTTGCGCATTCTACCCTGTAGTTTAGGTGGTTTTACCTCACATGTCTGTATGACCCAATATTCCTGCTTTTCAGCAGTTCAACCAGTGCCTTAAGAGCTCTCAACCCTTTATTCAGCCACATTACTTTTGAGCCTCAAGCCGGACTTGAACCAGCGACCTACTGATTACAAATCAGTGGCTCTACCAACTGAGCTATTGAGGCAAATCTCCCTTACAAAACTTCAAGCATACGTTCTCAAAGAACCTGGAGGAGGTCGTTTTTCAGGCTAGACTCAGTATTATTCTGCTACTGTAGTGTCAGCTG